TAGTGTTTTAATAGTAGGGACTTCTAAAACGGTATCTTCATAGGAAATGTCTGTATTTGTGCGCTCTTTGATTAAGCAAAAGTAAGCCGATCCGATGGTTACTTCGTATTCCGGCTTGATAAACTCTATTTTTCTATCCATGCGCTTAACCTCCTATTTCTTGTTGGTATGTTTCAATCATGCGCCGCCCTATGTTGTCACGTTCGGCGGCAAAAGCCGGGCGGATATGTGGATTTTGTACAACTCTACCCCGCTGTGCTACTTTGCGCCACTGTCTAACGGAACGCTTGCCGCGTTTACCTTTTAACGGTCTCCATCCGTCCTCATGGAATCGTCCATAAAAACCCTTGTCGCGCCATCCAATACGCTGTTTTTCTGTACTCTCATCGTATTCATGGGCTATGCTCCCCGCAAGCGTTCCCGTGCGTCTGCCGGGTCTTGGTGCAATTCTTGCGCGACTAACAAGCACATCCGCTCCGGCGGATAAGACTTTACGCTTAACGCGTGGGTCTGTGATACGTTCCGCCATCCGCTCCAAGTCCCCGGCTAATTCATCAAAACCGTTGCTATTTGCCATAACCGCGCCCCCCTTTATTTTTTCGGTGCTTTAGGCGGCTTTGGTGGCTTTTCGGTTTCTGCCGCCGCTTCCGGCGTGGTTTCTTCCGGCTCGGTTGGTGGGTCTGTGGTTTCTTCCGGCTTTGGCGGCTCGTCCGCGTCCGGCTTTGGCTTTTCTTCCGCCGCCGGGGGCTTCTTGGTTTCGGCTGTGTCCGCGCCGTCCTCGTCCGTGGCTTCTACAACCTCTACCGCGTCCGCTTCGTTATCCTCCGGGACGCTGTAGGAAGTGTCCTTACCTCCAAGGAATACGGCAATATCTTTTAACACGTCCGCCGCCCTTAACTTGCTTCTAAAAAGTCCCATAGACATCCCCGCTACACCAACGGAATAATACCTATATACTTTCCCTGCGGTTTCCGCCGGAAGCTCTACACTCCCCACGCTGTACATTTGACAATCGCCGCAAGTAAAAATTTGTTGCTTGTCTTGACTTATAATTAGTTTCATAAGCTCATACCTCCATATCTCGCACAATAGTAGCGTCAAATTGAGTATGAATAATCTCGTCATCCTCGTACCATATTGTGACAGTAGTAAAATTTATTTTGCGTTTAAGCAAAGCAATTTTTAGCTTGTCAAGCGTGGGGTCAAACGCTGTTTTTGTAAAGTGGTCTATTCCAACGCTTGTAAGCTCACGCCATGCGTTGCCGCTTGCGTGGTTGTACCTTGTGCCAAGTTCGCGGAATACAGTATAGGGATATTCCGTTAGTTGTGCTTTGTAGTGGGCTACAGGGATGCCCGCTTCTCTCAAAACGTCCCTAAGTTTCTGCAATGTCATATTTTCGCGTCACCCTTTCCAGCGTTATTTCTGTAATAGCAACGCCCTTTTTAACCGTGGAAAATGTGCGCCCCACGTCATAAGGTGTCTTGCCTATAATGACAACGTGCTTATTACAAAGGCTTTTGTCTTGATGAATTTGTATGCGCCGCTCTATAGCTGTTTCCGCTTGCTTGGCGGCGTAATACTCATCGGCTGTAAAGCTGATTTCTCCATAAAAAGCCTTGCGTATAAGCGTAAGCGGCGTAACGTCCATAACGCCGCTGTTTTCCTCGGTGACTATTTTTTGATAGATTTTCAAAACTCCATCGTCAAACACTATAATCACCCGCCACGCTTAAAGAGTTTCTAAGGGATTCATAGGACTGTAAAAATTTTTCGCCTGTGTTGGCAAAGCCAAAATGCCCCTTTGCGTAAAGAGTAACCGCCCTTAAAATAAGCGGGTCATCGTCTGTGTATTTCACGATGCCCGCTAATTTAAGGTCAAGTTTGCAACCCTCTATAATGTCTAATATTTCCGTGTCGTAATCATCTTCCAGCAAACGCAAGGACAATTTAACCGCGTCCAGCATAGGGAAACACCCCCTTACAGTCTTTTGCTTACGACAACCAACGATCCGTTATCCACGGCTTGCCCGTCTACAAGCGTTACGGCTACGCTAACCATGTCATCGGTGTCGTTGTCCCTAAAGCGGCGTACACCCATGTTAAGGTTAGTATTAAGGATATAGTCCTTAAAGTTAAACAGGAACATAAAAGGCGTTCCCGCCGGAAGGTTGACATCGTAAGACGGCAAATAGTCACACAAAACAACCTCACGCCCCATAAGGGTACGCTCCGGCTTGTTTGCCGCCCCGCCCCGGTTGGTCTGCCCTATTGGTTGCCCATTATCGTCCCTTAGTGTTGCGTATTTCATAAAGGTAGTTTTTGTCATACACCATTTTGTATTGCGTTCGTACTGCGTGGGCAACGCGGATTCAACTTCTATAAGGTCATCATAAGATACGGATTGCGTTTCTATAAGCTGTCCCGCCTTTGGTGCGGTTGTCAAAATGCCCCTCGGTTGCCCTACGCCTGTACCGTTTATGATAGCGTCCTCAATAGCCATAACCATCGCTTCTACCACGTTGCTAATTAAGTGGGCTTCAAATATGGCAAGTGCCATAGTTTCAACTTCTAAGGTAACGGCTACAGCGCAACGCAATTTATGGTACGCAAAAACAATCTCCCCGGTGGGTTTCTTTTGGCGTGGACTTCCCGCGCCCTCGGCAACCCATGTAGCAATAGGCTTTACGCTGGAAGTAGGTATACGCAAGCCGCCTTGGTGTGCCGTGCGCGTTACAAGCGGTAATATCATGCCGCTGTTTTCCATTTCCTCAATAATGCGGTTTAGCGTGGGCGTGGGAATAACCGATCCTACGTCCGTTGTGTGTGTCGTACCCTCCATCCTGTATTGCGTGGGTATCGCTGTACCGCGTAAAACGTGATTCATAAATGCGCGGCGGTATTCCATTGTAGCAAAACGGTCATCGTCCGCCGCGTCCTCATTGCCGCCGCTCATGTTAAGGCGGCTTAATACGCTTGGAGTGTTGCCGCCGCCCGTGCCGCGTCCTTCCGCTACGGAATTTCTTAACGCCGCCCGCCGCTGGTTAAGCTCTAACAAGCCGCGCCGCTCTGTTTGCAAGTTTTCCGCTTCTGTTTCGAGTGCGGACATTTCCGCATCGGTGGTTACTGTGTTAATCTCGGCGGCTATAGCGGTTAAGCGTTCTTCTATTTCCTGTCCGCGTCTGCTTGCCGCCCTTTCCTCATTGAAAAATTGCAAGTCAAGAGGAATTAAAGAGTTGTTTTTCATACCGTTGTACCTCCATTTAGTTTTAATTTTAAGGCTAATTGCCTTACTCTAAGCCCTAGCCGCTCCGACTGACTTGTAACGTAACTCCTACGTTCAATGCCACGGGCTGATATATCAGTATCGCCGTTTGCTGGTATGCTCACAGCGGACACGTCATATATTTTCTTTATTTTGTTAATGCGCCACGTTTTGGTAGCTTCGTCAAAGGTTTCATCTGCAATAGTGAACGCCCAAGACATTTTAGTTACAAGCCCCGCGCTTATTTCCTCGTACATTTCTTTAGCGGCGGTGCTTTTGGAGAGATCGGCATAAATAAAAAGCCCTTTGCTGTCCGTTTCAATCCCTAATGTTCCGTTAGATTGCCGCGCAAGGACTTTACCCCTATGATCGAATTGGAAAATTACATCGGATATATCCGCGCCGCTTAAAGCGTCCGGGGCTATTTCCTCATAATATTTTACGTCCCCCCACTCATAGAGTAAGTAGCGCGTAAAGGTTGTTGCATAACCTTCTACATAGTAATTGCTATCTATGCGCTTTTTGGTTGCGTCCCCTGCCAACGCTAAAAGCGGCGTTGCAAGGTTGCGGTATTCCCGCTCTTTTACTTTAGGCATTATTAGCACCCCCTACAGGAATTTCCGGGCTTGGCGTTGGCGGCTCGTCCGGGTTATCGTGTAATTTTTCAAGCTGTGAGTATTCCATACGGATATAACGCTTTTGGCCGCCCTCTATGTGTTCCCATCCCCACAAGTCCATAACATCATTTATAGACATAAGCCCACGGTCAAACATTTGTGTAGACATTTGTAACCGTGTGCTATTGCTTGCGTACTGGATAAGATTAGATGCAAAAGTAATCTTGTTTCCAAAAGCAAGCTCACGCCGGGAAAATGTCATAGTTGACATTGCAAGCGATAACTGCAACGCGAACGGTGCTATTTTCCCTTCGTGGTATGCGTTCCATTGGTATTCATCGTACTTGTTTTGTAAAATAGCTTCGTTCGTACCAAAGTAATTAAATACGTTTTCTTGTATCTGCTTCATTTGTGCCGGGTTTACGTTTAGCGGCTTGCTGTCTATCGGCTTTACGTCCTCAAACTTGGCATCGTAAACTAATGCGCCGCCGTTGTTTTCCACGCCTAAATTATCCGTTCTGAATTTTTCCCGCGCCTTGTCTACGTCCGCTTCCTTAACGGCGCGTCCCATTTTTGCAAGGAAGCGAATAACGGCGGAATTTTTCAAGGCGTTAATTATGCCTTGGTTTTGGGCGTGTATCACTTGCATCGTTGGTTTTAATGCGGCGTTATCGCTTCCAAAAAAATCATCTTTGTATTGAAATTGAGTAACTACGCCCACTTTTTCAAACTCAATAGCCGCCCGCTTCCCATTGTTGAACGTGTAGCGTAACCATGCTACGCCGTTTACGTCCATTACTTCACAATTAGCCGGAAGCAAGGGGAAGTAACCCACAATCGCGCCGTAATCATCTTCAATAGGCACTATAAAAGCGTTGTTATTTACAGACAAAATTGTAGCAACCCTGTAAATAAACTGGCTTGTATTCATAAACGGATTAGGGCGGAATTGTAGCACGTTGTTAAGGCTCTGATATGCCGCGCCCTTTACTTCCGGCTTTAGCTTACTGCAAGCCGTGGCAAAGGAATGTATAACCGCCCTTACAAGCTCCATTTCATAAAGCCCGCCCTCAAAGGTTGTGTAGGCTGGTGTATATGCCGTAAACGCATGAAAGAAGTTATCTACTTCACGTTGTTTTTTGTTGCCAAAGACTGCATTAAATAGCCCCACGCCTTAACCCCCTTCATTTTTGAGATATTCCCCGATCTCATTCCAGTATTTTTGTCGAACGGTCATAGCGTCAATAACGGACACAAAGCCATCTATCCTTGCGCGTTGTTCAATTTTTACCGGGCGGACTTTTCGGGTTTCTGCATTTTGTTTCAAGGCAACATTAAGAAAATGCCCCCGCAAAAGATTATTGCCGGGGATTAAAAAATTACCGTCTTTTATTATTCCTTCAAACTCACGAATAACAGGCGTTAAATTTTCGCCTTGGTGAACATCGTCCATAGGGAAGCCGTGATCCTCCATATCGTCCACTAGATAACGTGCGCTGTAGCGGTCATAACCTACTTGCAAAACGTACATATTAAAATTATCGCGCAAGCCTACAAACCATTGTACAAGGTCTTTGTAATCTACATAGTTTCCGCCGCTTAATGTGACAATACCTTTTTTAACGAATATGTCATAGGCTACGCCGTCTAAGGCTTGCCCGCGTTCCAGTCTGTTAGCAGGCATAAAAAACTGGCAAAAGGTGTATAGCTTGCCCTCACGCTCAATAAGAACGCTTGCGGCGGTTAAGTCCGTGGTCTGTGACAAGTCTATTCCGCCCACGGCATAGCACCCCCGGAAGTCCTCCAGCGTCAACCCTTCAAGGCTTGCGCGTTCTACGTCCTGTTTGTCTAACCATGCAACGCTACTATTTTGCTTTATGTTGCAATACTTTGTTAAAAATTCCGCCTTTTTTGATAGGCTGTTTTTGGCTATTGTTATTTCCTCTTGGTAAAATTCTACGGAAACGGAAACGCCTAAATTTGGGTTAGACTTTTTGAGGGTATCAATACAACTCCAATTTGCGGCTACGTCCCATTCATCAATCATGTAGAGGATAGGCAAAAGCCGCCGCTCCCCGCTACTGCCTTTTAAGAAACTGGTTGAACGTGTCATAAGCTCGTCAAATATGCCATCGTCCTCATACCCTGCCGTGGATATGTTAAGGATCATAGGTTGCCGCCTTGCGCCTAAAGCGGACTTCATAACCTCATATTGCTTTAGTCCGCCGTCCCCGCGCCAACTTGCCAACTCGTCATTAACAACTAAGTGAGGGTTAAAGCCATCGGACTTTTTAGCATTAAACGCAAGCGGTCTTATGCTTGTGTTAGTTTCGGACACATAAATATCACTACGCCGCTTTTGTGATACTTCGCTTAGTTCCTCGTCTTTCAAAATCATTTGATGAAAGTTATTAAATACTATTGTTGCTTGGTCTAACTTTGGGGCAAGGCAATAAACCTTTGCGCCGTACTCGTCATCCATGTATGACATATAAGCAATGATAGCACTTGCAA